TTTGTTCCTCCAAGCTGGGTGCAAAGAGAAATAATCTCTTTCTTGACTGCTGTAATGTCTTCTGTTGGCTCTGTTGCTGCTGTGGATGCTGTGAATTTAGGTCTTGTTGGCTCAATATCAGAAGTGTTTGCCCATTTGATAATCTTATGACCATGTGCTTCTGTAAGAAGTGTTGCATTGTCATTCTCAAAGATATGAGTGTTATCTTTCTGTGGCTCTGCCATATGTGTTTTCTGGTCTACTGTAAATGTACAAGTGAACTCATACTCAAAACCATCTCTCTGCTTTGCACCAACGCCAAGCTTCTTAACGCTTGTCTTACCTCTATCATCCTTCTCAATCTCATACTGATCTTTACCTCTCATAGTTGCGATTAAGTGAATAGGACTTGTTGCAAGTTTATTGATAAATGCGTCATGTCTAGGAGTTACCTTACCCCATGCCTGGTATGTACCGCCAGCCTTCTGCTGTAATTCAAGACATCCACCTTTACCATCCCACTCAGGAGAAGTGCTATCCATAAGAAGAATGTCATATCCTTCATTTACTGCAAAATCAATTGCATCTGAAAACTGCTCTGGATTAAAAGGCTCTACGAGATCAATAATGTCATAATCAAATTCGTTAGCGTAGTATCTACCTCTTGCTCCCTCTGTATTAGCCATTAAGATTCTGCAAGGTTTTCCTGTAATCTTTTCAAGTTCCTCTTTCATTCCTGTAGCAAGTCTTAATGCTGAATAAGTCTTACCACCGCCTGAAGGTGCCATGAGTGCTACCTTTGTGTAAATTTTTTCTCTTACTGCTTTTTGTACTTTAAACGCCATTCTAAAGTATCCTCCTTATAAATAAAATTTAATTGATAACTTATATCTAAACGCCCAAAAAGGACGGAACACAGAAAATAAATTTATGTAAAATCTATCTTCAACAGTGATTTTTGAGCGTACAAACCCAAGGGTATGCTGTTCTTCCACCCATACAAAATGCTTTCCGCATTTATTTATTCTCTTTTTGTCACGGATTTTATATATTATTCGTGACATTTTATTTTTGGAATTTTTGAACTGAATTGTTCTTAGAATTTATTTCACTCTGTCAATCGTAATCCAATGTAATCTTCGATGACTTAACACGCTTAAAGCATCATCAAGACCTTCACAATAAGCTGATTGACAATCACAGTTAGAATAATTTTTCATATTACCAATTAGTTTATTAACATATTCCTGCTCATCTTTCTCGTCTATCGAAAGCAACCGAATCTTTTCCATACACTTGTTGCAAATATCTAATTTGTTAAATAATCTATTCCAGATTCTATATCCATTCGTAAAACCACGACATCGGATATCTGTCTTAAGAATGTCACCACAAATATCGCAAGTTCTGTAATTTACTTTTGCCACTTTCTCACCTCGCTTATTTATTCTCTGTTACTATCGAAGAATGTGAACCATTCCTTCTCTTGTACCCATTAAAACAGGTTCTTTACCATTGGCTGTCATCTTCCAATAAGCACTTTTACTTTTCTCCATTTCTAATTGATGTTTCAATGTTTCAATTTCTTTCTCATAATAGTCATTATCGAATTTCTGAGTACCAATCTGTTTATAGTCTTTGGAAACGTATTTTACAGAATAATTAGATATGTAATCGCTTGTACCATCTAAATATTGAATTGTTGGCTCAAAGAACCCACGCTTTTTACATTCATCACAATGACATATATCTGAAATATAACCAATTCTTCCATCTCTATTTTCTACGAAATCTCCGATGTTAAATTTTATATTTGTTACATTATTCTCTTTTGGTATATGGATTTCTTCAAAGAAAAGGTTTACATATTCAATATCTTGTCTTGATCCGATAAATCTGTATCCTAAGTTTTCATATTCTTTAATTGTATTATGTGCATTCGATAATCTAACTCTTACTTCCATATTCTCACCTCCTCAAAATCCACATGAAACAGTGATTTATTTATATGGTAATGTTTCTAGCCATTGGTTAATATCTTCTATATCCATTTCTTCTGTTGTAGCTGCGTTTGGATAATAAAATGTAATGCTATCTCTACTTAACCCTTCATCAAGTAACTGTTTCAATACAGACAATGTATTTTCTACACCAAGATGATAAGCTTGTTTCTGATCTTCATTGTCAAATGATTTGTCTACACTTTCATTTGCTGAATCTATAACCATTTTCACTTCATTCGGAATATTGCATCCCCAAAACTGTATATCATCTTCAAATTCTACAAACATAATTTTCCTCCTTTATATATTTATTCTCTATTCGATTTTCATTTTTATTGGAAATTGTGACTCGAATGAATCATAGATAAGTTAGATTTACTTGCTAAATAAATATTCATCACATTTAAAGCCGTTTTTATTTAACCAATCGGATACTAAATGACGATGACAAAAATCTGTAGGCTTTTCATAGCAAATCAAAGCAATGTCATTTTCTCCAACATTATATCCATAGCAAATTCTCGAAAAATCTAAGACAACATCAGTAGCGTTTAATTTATTTAATACCTGTTCATTAAAGCACTTTATGTAATAGTCATTATCATGATTTTCTTTCCACTTCATAAAGAAGTCATATTTGGGTGCAAGTTTCTTATACTGTAACCCTGTATACCAATTAGGTGCTTTTCCGCAAATCGAAATTGGGACTATATTATCTGGTAACGATTTAAGTTTTGCAAAATAACTTGTATATATCACATTCTTACCTCCAACTATATATTCTCTGTTTTATCTCAATTCTGTCTTTTGTCTTTATCTATTACATCTTTCATAAAATATGGCTTAGTAACAATATCAAAAATTATGTAGTATAGATGGTTGCAGAAAGCAAAGAATTTTATATTTTTGCAATCTAAATCATCACCACCAAGATCTTCTGCTATATTTTCAAGAATAAAAGTAACAATAGCATTTCTGTTAATAGGAACATTATGATGAATATGAGATTTTACTAAGTAAACTAATCTATCCTCTATCTCTTTAAGTTCCCATTTGTATACATTCCTGTATAACTCATCATATTCGTCTTTTGATTCACCAAAAACTGCCTCAAACATAAAGTTCTGAAAATCTTCCTGACGAAATGCTTCTCTAATTTTATTCTCTGTCTCTTTTTCAAATCTCATATTCTTTACCTCCACAACCAAGAAATGTCAGATTCATTGGCTTTAAAAAATACCATTTATTATCAAAATATTTGATAAACGGCTAAGAACCATAGCCTCTATCCAATTGTTTTGTGAACCTTTGGGATTACCTTTCACTTGGATGTTTAATGGAATATTCAAGTTAATTACTCTCGAATATTCCTGTAACATATAAATCACACTCTTGGAAGAGTGGAGTGCTTAAACACTCCATAAAACACCCAAGGTTTTATATAAAATTATTCACCATTTACCAGCCTTGCAGATGCTTACAGCCAAATACAACTATGCTAAACTGTATATCAAGGTTTTGATAAATCTTTACAACTTTACTATTTACTCTTTTAACTTTGACTCATAATTTAAACTTTGAACTTCTGAGCGTTGTTATTTGAGTCTTACAACTTTAAACTTTACAGCACACACCTATCATTATCGTAGGCAATCTGATAATTAAAGTATAATTTCATATTTGATGTTATACATATCAGCCAATGGTTTCACCATTATCTTGCCGAATTATGTACTGTAGTAAGTTGAAATTATACAAATCATATAAATTAATCATCTTTTATCAATTCAATAATTTGCATTTTTTATTATTTTGCAGATTTCTTTTTCAGCTTTACATAAGTCTATATCTGCAAAAGACTGATGAGTTGTAGTTTAAAGTTTTCGGTAAACAGTGAATAACTTCTAATTAACTATTCTCTCTTTAATAGTTAATTTCAATCTCTGTTACAGCATTTGATGTGCTAAGTGAAGCATCTACTTCTGCTTTGAAAGATGCAATGCTCTCTTCTAATGTATTAATTTTGTCTAAAATCTTAATAGGATCAATTAACTCATATGAATTTGCATTGATAAAATCTTTCTTTGTCTTCTCGAAATCATCTGTATTAGTCTTGCCTTCCTTAGAACCGTAAATGCCAATTACATACTGTTCTGCTCTCTTTTCAAGGTCATCACCGTTCTGTTTGAGGATTTCAGCCTGTGCCTTATCATACTGTTTCTTTAATGCGGCTAACATCTTCTCATCAAACTCTACACCATGATTCTTCATTTCAATAGCTTCTGCCACTGTGTATTCAATACCATTAATAGAAACCTTTGTTGTAGCATTTGATAAAACAACTGCTCTCTTGATTGCATTTCTTCTTTTAATAAGGTCTGTTGCCTTGTCGTAGTAGCCCTGCATAACGCCTTCATATTCCTTAACTGGCACACCCTTAATCTTTTCATTGGAATGCTTGTTTGCTACACAATAAGTACCACCATTGATTGCAGAAATAATTCTGTCATCTACGATTTTTAACTCTGCAAGTGCCTTGTGAATTGTCATCTTTTCTGTTGTCATAATGTTCTCTCCTTTTTAACTTTGAATTTTAAACTTTATATTTTAGGCTATCGCCTTGTTACACTTATATATTCTCTATTTCGATTTAAAAGAATTTCGAATTTACGTTTTTACAGTTCAATGCCTTCCATAGCTGCCCTATCAGCTAATACAGTCATATAATTAACCATATATTCAAACTGATTATTGTATGTATTTCTTGGACAAGTAGGAGTAAAATCTAATTCTCCATTATCCCATTTATCAAGTATCTTCTTCAATCCATTTACTCGAATCTCTAACTGATAATACTCAGCTTTAAACCTTTCCTTATAGTCGTTGCTATTCATCATTTCTACTGTATCTTTTAATGTCATTTTAATTACCTCCACTTTAATATTCTCCAAATATAATTACCATCTGCTTGTATATCTACTATCTATAAATAACTCTTCCTTTGGTCTTGGATTCATTAAGTCACTGCTACTTAATTTAAGATGATCACCATAATATCCACTCCACGAACCACAACCTCTTACATTTACCTCTCCATCAAAACAGATACGAGTAATTCTATAAGCAGGGTGCTGACAACATTGCCAGTAGCTGATTTTGAAACAGTTGTCCGTATTTACATTCTCTAAATGTTTTGGTATAGAATCCCAAATCTCACACTCGTCATTGATTTGTTTTAATGTATATCCATGCCTAAGCATCACATTAGCTCTCTCAATTCTTTTGTGTCTTGTTTCACAAGCTAAAGCATCTTCAGGTGCATCAAATAATTCTCCACATTCAGAACATCTATATTTAATTACTTTCTCCAATATTTCACCTCCTCACAAGAAATCGAAAATTCTTGTGCTATTCTTCGTTATAATACTGAGCTAGTGATTCTCCATACCACTCCCAGTTATCAACTCCACCTGCTTCTAATGCACTTAATTTTCTATCTCTATCAAGTAAATCCTCATACTCTTCTTTGCTAATAGTCTTATTAGAGTCTTTAACCTTGACAGAATTGTTACCAATTAAATTACATAATTGTGTTGTTGCATCCTTAACCTGTCCAATTACTTCATTTCTTATAGAACTATACAAATTTTCATATAGATTCTCGCTCACTTCGCATTTAATAATATTCTGTAATGAACTGAGACGTTCTGGATTTTTAGATAACTGATTTTCTACATAATCATTAAATTTATCAGCGTATTTATCACCGACTTCTTTGATAATCGAATCATAAACTCTTTCCTTGATTTCATTTTTTATCTCGTCTTTTAATTCTCTTTCGTCACTGTATGTAAGTTCTATCTTTGATTTAATTTCACTCTTTATCTGATTGATAGCATTATCTTTTGCAGCATCAAAATTCATTTCTTCCAATTCTCTAATAACACCTTGTTTAATTCCTTCAAACACCTCTTCAAAATCGAATTCAAATTTTAGTGGTGTACTCATCAATATCCTCCTTATTCGTAAGTATTACTTTACTTGCATATTTCACAACATTTTCACTTGTTTCGTTATCATCTAAATATTCTCTGTAAGCATCTTCACAATGCGCACCTTCGCACCAATAATATCCATTTGGTGTAATGCACGATTTATGTTCCCCATAATCGGTTGCTGAACAATATTTACACAAACTTTCCTCGTCAGATAACTCATCAAAAGTCTTTAACATATACACCTCCTAGATTCACAATTTACATTTTGTTTACAGTTATATATTCTCTACTTTTCAGAAGATTTCTTTAGCTCTACTAATGCATCATCCAAATCCTTAACTGTATGAATAGCTTCCTTCATACTATTCATACCAGCAACAGCACTTGAAAAAGCCTTAATACTTTCAAATTCCATCTCTGAAATAGTTTTTAAAACATCAACTAATTTCATATCACCAATTCCAGATACCTTTGCTGCATTTTCAATTGTTTCTTCTTCATTGACAAGTAAATCAATAAACTGTCTTACTTTATTATTCTCCATCGTTTCAATCTCCTTTATATGTTCTTTTATTTTTTGTTTTCCTACATGACTTGGATACCCAGAATATGAAAGTGCCTTATTTATCCACCACAATGTCTGTTCATCTACATCATCATATTTTTTCATCTCTTCTACTAAATTTCCGATATGTAACACCTCATTTCGTTTCTCTCCAACTAATACTGTAATATGGTTCATTGTACTGAGTACCAGTTTCAACTTTATAACCAAGTTCCTCTAATTTCTTTCGTGTTTCAGGTTTTAAACAGCCATCTTCACTGATTGAAAATTTGCCATCTGCAATTGCATCTCTAATCAATTTTGATAACTCTGCTAATTGCTGTGTAGTGTAACTATCAATTGCATTGTTTGTCATTTTATTTGCTTCTGATGCAGACGGAATAACATTCTTTGGTGGCTGAACTTCTGGCATAGGTATATTAGAAGTAACTGCATCTTCACAACAATCTATATCGCTACAGCCTAAACAAAATTTATAACTTCTGCTAGTTATTGGATACTTACAAGTCATTTATTTCACCTCCCAAGGAAACCGATAATTCTTCTTAATCATGAATATCAAGCACTGTAATAAATCCATCCATATTATCTGTTATAGCCTGTTTATATTTTTCATCGAATTTTTCATCTTTGATAATATCTTTACCATTCCATGAATCTCTTGCAATAGCTGAACCGTCAGGAAGAATACATATGTAACATCCAAGCTTGTTAATATTTAAAACATCGCTTTGTTTTGCTCCATCAACAAGAATATATCCATCGCCAAAACCCATATTCATAAACCAATCTTCCTCATGGTACATCCATTTAGGTGTAATATTCTCTTTTAATGTTGATAAAAGACTTGACAAAAATAATCTGCCGTTTCTATCTTGTCTGTCATAATAGCCCCAATTATAATATTCTCTATTTGCAGATCCTTCTTCATCTACTTTTAGTTTTAATTCCGCCTTGTACCTGCCACCGATTTGATAGTAATCCCATGTAAAAACTGGATAATCAATCTGCTTGTCTTCTTCATCTGAGCCATATATAAGTTCTGAATTGTATGGCTTCATAATTGCTGCAATTTTATTCTCACTTGGTAATTCTTTTGTGAGTAAATGAACGCAATAATGCATTTAATTTTACCTCCTGTTCTTATATTCTCTGTAAAAATTTTCAAAAGAAACGAATCTTTCTTCCTATCTATTCTTTTTATAATCCTGAACCAAGTTACCACAGCATAATGGTAATTCTGCTTTAGCAGCTACATCTACAACTACCTTTAGACCACAACTCTCAACCTTTTCTTTAATCTTATTCATATTCTCCCAATTCCACTGAATTGCATCTTCAAGACCATGCTCCTTAGTAGCTGTCGTTGTATTAAGAGGTGTAATTTTAACACAAAACACATTCGGATCAAGACCATATAACTTGTTTGGATCAAGTTCCCATCCTGCTCCACAAATAAAATTCAGAGTGATAAGTCTATTGTTATTCGGCATATTATTAAATTCTTTCTTCATCTCTTCGATAGTTACAACATCAGCACCACCAAACAGATACTTTCTCTCATCTTCATTTGTGCTATTTGTTGAAATTTGAATGTGCATAAATCCGTCAAGATACTCTTTTACAGACATAACTTCGTCCTTCAGAACATCAACTGGACTCTTACCAAATACTTTCACTTTAGGAAGAATTGTGTTGTAGCAAGGCAAGAAAGTAAATCCTTCTCTATAAGTTTTCATATCTCTCATTACCTGTAAAATATTTTTCCAGTTATATTGTGGTTCTCCCATACGTGCAAAGCCCACTTTAATCTTGTCGCTCTTTGTGACCTGTGGATGCTGATTAAATACAAATTCAAGCTGTTCCCACATTTCTTCTGTAGAAAGATTTCCGTGAAATCCTAACTCTGGTACTAAACAGAACTGACAATGCTGTGGACATCCGTACTGTGTACTAATCGCTGTAAGCCACTTTTCCTCAAACGGAACGAGATTCTTTTTAATCAAATCTGCATCATCTGTCATAATGATTTCCTGAGATTTTCCTTTTGTATTTACATCCTGCATAGAAGTAGTTTCAATGTAGAAATTCTTTTCTTTATTATAAAGAACATAAACACTACCACTTGGATATGCGTACTCTTTTACTAATTCAAAATGTTTCATTTTTAATTCTCTCCTTTGTCTCATACAAAATTTTATAAGCTGCACTCAAACCAGCTCTATCGTCTAACATAATGTTGTAATAGATTTTATTGCCAGTGAAAGGGATATAAGGTGGTGAGTCATTTATGTAATCAATATGAATTCCAACCTCTATACATTTATTCTCCATAAATTCAAATTTTGATTCGTCACAACATGTACTGAGAATCAATGTACATCCCATATCTTTACATTCTCTTAATAGAGTAATAACTTTGTCATACCTATATCCTTTGTCATAGTAATCAAAAATTGTATTATCAAAATCAAATGCAATTATTATTCCATTGTGTAGTTTCCAATTTTCAACCAAGCGATCTATACACATATCATCATTAAGATATGGATCAACCACAATATTGTTCAATTTCTTCATATTTCTTCATCCACACCTTTCTATCATTCTCTGTATAACCAAAGAAATATGGATAAAGCTTGTTATTGGTTGTGAAATAGTAATGATGATATTCACCATCTGGTAGGAACATAACACCTGGAATATTGATGGTGTTTTTGATATTTAAGAAGTTCTGATATGCATTTTTATTACCAAACATCTGTCTAAACGTAATCTGCTTAACACCAATATTGTGCATCTTGTTTATATAATCAAGACAATCTTCTGTAGTCATTCTTTCATTTAGTACATTAATAACTCTCAACTTAGTAGTTTTCTCAATCTCAGGTAATATGACTTGCAATCGTTCCATTGCTCTTGTATCGTAAGGCTCAATGCTTAAGGCAATCTTTCTAAACTTTTTAATCAAATCCATATCTGTAGGAAGAATACGAGTATGTATATCTAGCTTCTTTCCATATTTTGTAGCCAGTTCATACATATGATTGTAAAAATCAATATTATTCTGCCAATCATAAAATGGATCTCCACCACCTGATAAATTAACAGTAGGTGCATTTGATTCAGAAATACACTTCTCTAAATGCTCCCAATCTATTTTATTTTTATCAGTTACCGCATTTTGCAAAATTGGATGATGCTTTGTAATACAATATTTACAATGGCAATCACATCCAAAATTTGTTATCACAGTAAACCCTCTGTTCTGCTCTGTATACATACTCTATATCCTTTCTATTTTATTTACATTTATTCTCTCAATCTATCTAATACTCTCATCAAAACATGTCTTGTAAGATTTTTAACATCACCACTATAAAGTCCACATTCAATGTCACAAGCCTTTAGAACTTCATCAAGAGTTTTATTCTTCTCTTCTTTTATATTGTAAGCACATTTCTGACTACCAAGAATCTGCATCACATCAGACTTCCTTACAAATCCCATTTCAGATGGCAGCTTAGATAATTCTTTTCGTAATACTGTTTTATCAATTAACTGTCCCATATGTTATTCTCCTATCTTATCAGCGACTTTTGCTTCACATATTCCACAGATACAGCCATTTTTCTCATCGTATTTTTCAAGTTTACTAATGAGATTACTACAACACCAGCTTGATTCATTAAGATGAAATTCAATCATGTCATCATCCCAATCCGAAGGAAAGTCCATTGGAAGATTTATTGTCCACTGTATAGTTTTGGTTTGTCTGTCTGCCATATAGTTATTCTCCCATTTCTATCTTCTGACCAACGAATTTCTGAAGCTGTTCATTTACATCATCAGGATAAGTTTTTACAACATAATCAGTACAAACATGAATTTTAGTAATAACACTATTCTCGTCATATTCAATACTTCCAAGTGTTCCACCTGGAATTCTGATAGGAAAACAACCATCCTCATAATCACAAAGCACATAATGTTTCCAGTGTCCATTAGGATCAAGTCCAGCAAGCTTGTCCAATTCTGTTGTGATTCCACAATAATATTCATTCATTTTTGAATATCTTGAATTTGCATATTTGTTAATCAGCTTCATAATACAGTTCTCCTATTTCTTTTATGCTCCTTATATAAAGCATTTAATTCCTGCTCTAATTTCTTTTTCTCCATAGGATTCTTACAATACTTTATTCTCTTCTTAAGAGTAGATATATCTTGTTTTGGAGGTTCAAGGCATTCAATAGGAAAATTATCACAAAAATGCATTTCATTAATTGTTTCAAGAAGCTTTGTAACTGGATCTTCTTGTACCTGTATGCCTAAGTCTTTATATTTTTGTTCAAGTTCATTTTGTATTTGAGCTTCTGCCATTGCACTTATCATTTTTCCTATGGCATCTATCTGTTTACCAACTATTAAGACTTTTGTAGCATCACTTATTTTTTCAAAAGTATCATGTAACTCTGAAATATCAATCACCTCGTTCTACTCTATGTCGCAACCTCTATATTTCCCTTCATATCGTTATTCCTCTAAATTTTTACCACATAACGGACAAAATTTTATTTTTAACATTGCCGATGCATATTCACCACCTGAACTATCAGCAAATAATGTGTTATTATAATAATGTCTGTCAATAGAAAAATTTCCTATTTGACAAATATCTCTATTACTTTCCCAGCTAATCTTTTGTCGCTCTTCACAAAATTTACACATCACTTACACCTCCAATCTGTCCAAAAGAAAGAAAAATTTCTTGCTATGATTCAAACTGATAATTTTTGTTACTTACAAATTTGTCAATTTTTCCATCTTTGAAAAATACAAATTCTGCATAAAAATCATCTGTATTTTCTGACATTGCACATGAAACATACTCATCAGATTCTTCATCATATTTTTCAAACCATCTCTCAACGCCATCATCAACTGTTGTATTTTTAAAAACAAAATATGGAAATTCATTTTCGTCAATTGACAAAATATCATTTGCTATTTCGGTAAATCTTTCAATAATATGTTCTCTTTTTAAAACTGGGATATTATCTTCTTCTGATACATCATAAGTATCATTTTGTTTTAAGAATTGCATAATAGAATTTGAAATAATCTGTTTATCACAAGTATGAAAAATCTGTTGATTTGACATCTCCCAACAAACCCTATCAGGTGTGTTATCGCACTCATTAATGAATTTGTTAGTTCTTGTCCATACATCGTTTCCGTCCATTCCAATAATTGCCTTTTTAAAACCAAATGGTGTTTGAATGTAATCATGAATATATTTATCTGGTAAGACGCTCCAAATTATAGGAGAAAACCACCATGAGTTTTTATATTCAAATATTTCTTCTCCTGTATAGTCTTTTCTTATTCCATAAATACTACTACTGCTCATTTATTCTCCTTTCAATATCAACAATTATTCATCGTCTTGCTCAACACCCTTATATACTACATCTCTGTAATCAATATAAATCAAAGTAGGATCATCGTACTCTTCGTACCTGGTATATCCAATAAATCCTTCTGTATCAATATAAGGTGTTAACCAATGCAGAAACTTATCAATCTCGTTGTCATAATTTTTTAAATTAGCTCTGATGTTGACTTTATAACATTTTGAAATGTTATCAAACATAATCTTACTATTGGTCATTCCGTCAAAATAATAACTATCACAACAAGCTACCATATCCCATCTATCACACTTAAAAAATTCATGATTAGGTAAGTCTGAAGGTTTATCATTACCATCTATAAGATAATATAAAATATCAACAACATTCTTTGGTGTGCCTTTTGCCAAGTCAAAACACACATTGATTTCTGTGTACATTCCCATTTGTTTATTCTCTCCTTTCAAAATTAAAATCCACCTTGAAGACCACTTCAATCAATATTACATCTGCTAAATTCTTCATGCTTTGCCTTCGTAATAACCTCGTTCACGAAGTTCTTTTTCAAAATATTCTACAAATGCCCAATTACAATCTATGCCATCTCCATCCGTAGTACATTCATTTCCACATTCTTCACAAATGTTACAATCATATCCATAAGGATAGTTTTTATTAACTATCGGAGAGGTTCTGATAATATTTGCAATTTGCCACAAAATATCATGATGCCACGGAGTTGTATCAAGAATAAAATATTTTGAATTTTCTATATTATCTTGCTTCAATACCTTATTTATAACTGATAGTTTATACTCTAAATTTTCTTTTTCTTTTAATAATTGTTTCTTTGTCATTTTGTCTCCTCTAATTTTCAAAAGAAAGATTGGATTCTTGTGTTTTTAACCTTTAATGTTTAAACAAAATGATTAATATCCAATTTTTTTACTTTGTAAATTGCTTTTAAACGAAATAAATATGATGGATTCCTGCTCAGAAAATCTTTCACTTCGTCTTCTGTATTAAAATCATATTTTACATTGTCCCAACTATCAGTATCAGCAGATTCTCCTAACCCATTATATTTATGTCCAATTACAATATAATTCCTATAATCATCCATGTTTTTACCTCCAATTTATTATTCTTCACTTACAATCTCATAAATAATATCATCGTGATATTTACCATTCTTATCTTTAATCGAATCTTTTAAAACATGTTTCGTTCCATTATGTCTCTCGATAAAGCTATCATATCCTCTACAAGCAGGATTGCCACCAACAGCTCTCCATTCAACTCTATGTAATGTTTTAATTAGTTCTTCTAATTTATCGAATACATCCTTACCAACCAGAACATTCCCCCTGTCAAATGAGAACAACCCAAAGTTATACGCTTTAGACGCATACCAATCAACGGAATATCCTAAGTAGCCAATGAGTTTTTCACTTTTGTCAATTATTGCATATTGGAATTGACTCTCATTTGGACATTCTGCAATTTCAGGACTCCAATTACACATACAACCTGTTTCATATAACATATCTGTTGTATAATAATATTTTTGAAATTCTTTCTTGATCTGTTCTTTGTATAAAATTGCAGGTACTAACACTTAATCACCTCCAAACTCACAAGTGTCACATGTTGAAAAATATTTATCATGGTCTATGCAGCATTGTGGTCTGTTGTCATCTTTATTGATTTCAGCAACATCTTTAACAGTCCCTTTATCGAGAACTTCATTAAAGAAATCTATAACTTCTTCTTCGCCATTAAATGTGTATTTTTCATTCCAGTGTCTGATATGTTTTTCTAAGAACTTAATCAAATTTTTACTGAAAATATCTGTTGGATATTCATATGTAATTTCATATACCTTGCCGTTTAATGTCTGTTTTACATTCATCTGTGAAGTAACTATACCGAAATATTCAAACTCAATTTCTAATACTCCCATCTCTTCTGTCTTAAAACGAGTAGACAGATTATAATTCATCCAATCATAATCGTTCAATGTGAGGTATGTATTGGTTCTATCATCTTCAATTTCATTACTGAAAACCAAATCTTCACTTCTAATCTTTTTCAAATTCATTTATACTCATCCTTTCGTATATGTTATCCGACACCTGCAAATTCTCCATAATATTTCTGTCTCATTTCTTCTGCAAACTTTCCAGCTTCTTCAAGTTGCTCTTTAGGGAAAGTTCCTAAAACGACACATTTTTTATTTATTTGTATTTGCACTGTCCATTTTTGCATCTCTTTGTTCCAAGATACATTTCTATAACCAGAAGTATTATTTATGTTCTTTCCTTTTCTGTTCGTTAAGTTGTTTTTATTGGAAATTATTCTAAGTTTAGACTTTCTATTATCAAGAGTATTATGTTCGATATGATCTACATATTTTGTAGTATTCATTATGAATTGATGTAATGATACTATTTTATTTCTTGGTTGTCCGTTTTTACCACCTAAATAAACGGTTGCAAATACATAATAGCTTTTAGTATTTTTTAAATATCTTGAATACCATGTATATGGAAAATTAATTACTCTTTCCAAATCTTCTAAATCTATAATTGTCCAAAGACTTTCTTTGCCATTTCTTCTTTGTAATTCGATTTTTGCTATTTGGTGTTCTTCATCTACTATATAATTATTTCCTTTCTTTTTACCGCCTGCTATAATTATCACCTCTTTTCATAAAAATCAGATGAGTTGTTGCTTTCCTGTGAAGTTATCACCCACTAATTACAATATTTCTCAATACCTTGTGTCATAATATCTCTTAATTCATCTTCCTCATATGTAGAGCCAAACTGCGACCAACTACAACTATATTCTGTATCATTGTGTACTAACGCAAGTTTAAATACACTACCACCATAATTCTTATATGCATCTAATTTGATAGCTTTAATATGAGGAATTTCTAAACACCAATTATGCTCTTTATATTCAAACTGAATATTAGTAGCTTGACCGAAATTAAAATCAATGAATTTAACATCATTCATATACTCAATATCAAGAAGCTTTTTAATATAATTAATATACCAATCATATGTTTCCTTTTCTTTATACTTCTTTCTTTTATCAAGCTTGTTACCATCAGTATCCTGATTCTTTGATAACATATTTAACCATTCTCTACACGTTTTAATAGTAGATGGCTGATCAAGTAGCATATACTGAATATTCTCTTTATAAATGCGAAATGCTTGTTGTTCAATAAGGTCATATTCATTCTTCATATCATCCAATACTTGTTTCTTTGTTGACAATCTTCTTTCTGCTTGTGCAAATTTATTTAATGAACCCATTTCATATTCGCCATTATAGTTGTTGTACGTGTCATTTTTATATGCTAAAGACATTAATCGTTCACCTCTCTTATATTTTATGGTTCATAAAAATCATTGATTTTATCATTGCTTTAATTTTTCTCTTTGTATACAAAGGAAACCTGAATTTACTTACCATTCTCAAGTTCAACTTTGTAATCATCCTTCTTACACATATAAATGATATTTTCTTCCAATCTGATCAATAAGTTCACTGCCCATTGGTCTAAAACCAATTACAGTAAGTGTTCTACCATCTTCTTCGGGTTCTAATTCAGTGTGACAGTTATCCCTTATGAGCCAGAAATCTTTACCTTCAACCATTCCTAATTCTTCTGCCATAGTCTTAGCTTTTAGCAACTGATTCTTATTCTTGGCTTGAAGAACACATTTTGTAAATTCGCCCTCAATCCAATTATGAAGAATATCTTCGTCAATATAACCATCGACATGACCATCTAAATCGGTATTATTTCTAATAAACCAATTGAGAAATGCCATAGAGCCGTGACTGACTTGAGCTGCGAGTTTCCCAGAACTCATATTTAAATCTTTTCTAGCAATAATAATTTGTTTATACATATACATCCTCTTTCCACTCATCCAACCAATAGAAGCTGTCAATCTGTTTATCAAGTTGTCCAACCTGCTCTCTTAGTTCAAATTCTTTCTTCTTACTATCCGTTCTCTGACACTTCTTCCACAATTCTTTACGCTGCTTAGTTAATTCATTGTATTTATCCGATATATCAATCTCATCTACGACTGAAATCTCAATCTTCTCTCCACAATGAGGACAGAACTGGATTGGATAATTGTCTGTTTGTTCGTATTCATCTCCACAAGAGTTAAATGTTTCAGTATATGAAGTACAAAATTGAGGAATTATATTGTCATCTGAACCTCTTACTACTAATCCAAAAGTATCGTTACATACCAAGTCTTCGCCTGTAAAAACAATAGTTTTATCATTCTGAATCTCATCACAGCAATGCGTAAATGGTTTATACTTGTACGAATAAGTATCATTAAATTTTAATCTAATCAATTCTATCTTCATATCTTTATCCCCCTAAACATCTTCCACATAAACAGTAATGCAACTTCCAATCTCACCACTCACTTTTGGGAATACCATTGTAATACTATCTATGTAATATTCTTCTCCGTCTGTATCAATGACATCATTAGTATTGATTATTAATGGAATTTCGTTCTTTCTCATATAGTCTAGCGTCTTAAAAACTTCTGATACATTCTCTACTTCTGTATATCCAAGAAGCTTATAATCATCATATCTGTCGCTAAAACCAACAATTCTTATATGCAAGTTCTATACCTCCTTATATTTAGTTATTCTCTCTTTTATTTTGGAAATAGTGAGCAGAATTGCTCTTAGATAAAATCAATAGGAAATGCTTCTTTCTTATTTCTCATATAAAGCTTTCTGAAACTGTTTTCTAAATTTCTTACAAGCTGATTCATTTTGACTCTCTGTTAATACTCCATGTATATAACAATACTGAATTGAATGTAATAATTTTTGTAACCTCTCAGCGTCTTTACCGAGAGTACACCCTTGTTTATTCACATACTTTTCCAAATTATCAAGTAAGGGATCAAAATTACTCATATCTACAACTTTACCCATGCTCTTATTCTCCTATCTGATCTACAATACTCTGCAACTTATCAATATATATTTGAGCTTCTTCTTTATCTAATTTTTTAATATTTGACGGAACAATAGCAATATTTGCTTCACCAAATATCTGATTATCAAGACATGCCCTTTCAAACTCAGTTATTACATCTACATAAAGTTGTTCTGGATCAAATTGAAAACAAATCACATCACCCTTCTGTGGATGTAGTTTTCTAACCTTAATAAGTGTCTGTTTAAATAATTTCTTTTTCTGTCTCTTGTTCATATTTATCACCTACCTACATTACTTCTAAATGATATTCTTCAACATATTTTCTTTTCTTCCAAAACTTCCACCACGGAAATTTCACATATTCTATTTCTATAACTCGAAGCATCTTGTCCTCATTTTTATCTCTATCTAACCTTAAAGCAGGTGAACTAAACATTGCTTCAGCTAATTCGTTAATAGAAATGTGTTCTCCAAGTTTGTATTCCTGTTTGTGTGGCTGTGGAGGATAATAAGAAATTACATCATACTGTCGTAATTCATATGCTCTCATACTGTTATTCTCCTATTTGCTCATTCTAAAATACTTTTGCATCACCAACTACCAAATCTTTTACTTCTACAAAAGAATTTAGATTATCCTCCATAGTTGTAATCAATATCTCATCAAATAAATCTTCCATCATACCAAAGAATCGTACAGACGGATGAAATCCTGGATATTCTTTCAAACGGCATTTATTAACGTTACCTCTTAATACAGGAAGTCCATGTCTTCTACGCTTGTTGTTATTCCAATGGATAGGATTGTCATAAAAAGCTTTCTTCTTTCGTCTGTACTCTTCTAATTCTTCTCTTGCAAGTTTATCAATTTCTTTTTCTCGCTCAGTCTTCGGAGGATTACCATGAATAATGTTGTCAAATTGCTTTCTGACATTATCGTTTACTTCTACTTTTTCTGAATCACTCATCTTACCAAAGTTCTGAGCTACATCTAATAGTGTGTTTTTCAAATTGTTATTCTCCAATTTCTATATATTTCATTATCCAACTATCGTATTTATTTTCTTTAATCAACTGCTGATATAAATTTATCCATTCTTGTGCAGAAAGACTTTGAAACTTCCAAACACATTCTTTCCAGTATCTGTGTATAAAACGACTTTTTGTTTTTAACTCAATGCACTTCACACATTTATCATATAGTTTCCTGGAATACCAATTCGATTTACTTTTATTCCAGCCATCTATAAATGCTTCAGTCGGATCATACCTACTTCTCATATCAGTAAGAGTTCTGTCGTATAACTCAGTTTTTGCATTGTATAAACAATGAAGCAGAAAGTAGATGTCTTCATAATCGTTTTCAAACTCCCACTCTCCAATGTTTAAATCAAAATACATTATTCTCCATTCCTTACTACATCAAACTTAATTGGCAACATAGCAGTGAATTTACTCTTCATCCAAGGTTTTTCTTTAGTTGCAAATTCATCTCCAAACTCTTCTGCCAATACAAAATCTCCGACAGTATAGATGATAGAATATCCAGTTAAATCTTTTGGAATCTCCTTATTTACATTACAGGTTTTAAGATGAATCATTTTATCTATGCACTCACCCATTAAATCTTGAAAGAATACAAACGTTCCATCACAATTGCAACGCTGCATTGTGAAATATTCAAAATCTGCATCTGGATCATACTTAATAATTACATTAAAATAAGGTTTGCCACCTTTAAGATAAGGAACATCTATTAAAATTGTTCCATCTTTGGTGTAAGTAATAACCGTAAATAACTCTCGTATATCCTGTTCAATCATGGATTCATATTTATTATTCTCCATGCCATTGCACTGACCTGATGCAATTCGTTCTTTTACAAATTCTAATGATTTACCCATTCTGTTCTCCTGTTTCTACTCGATCTTCATTCAACAAACCAAATTTTCGTAAATAATATTGTTTGGTTTTATCATCGACTCTACAATAAAAATTATGTCTTCCTGATTTCTGTAGAGATAATGTGTTTATATTAAGTTCTGCATTCATAATAATCAGTAATTCGTTTAATGTAATATCATAGCAATGAAACGTTTCGCCTATTAAAAGCTTGTAATATTTCTTCTCTAATTCTGTTATTTTTCTCACCTACTTTCACAACCAAAAGAAACGTGGTTTTCCTACTGGTTTATTCTCCTAATGGTCTTTCATATGTAACCAACTTCTCAACAATCAGATCCTTTGGCAATAAATCTCTACAGAAATATGCTGTTGCAAATGGACTACCCTTTACTACAGAATCCATATGCTCTTTATTGTGATAACAAATTCTTGCATCAAAACTAAGAATCTGAATACCATCTTTAAAATATTTATATCTTGTTTTACCTTGTAGGGAATTAAGTGGTAGAAGAACCGCAAATGGTTTGTTGAATGAATAGAGTCTTTCTAAAACCTTATCTTTAATTGAGAAGGGTGGATTGCTAACTATGATATCCCATTTTTCAGGTTCATAATTGAAGAAATCCTGACCTTCGGCTAATGAACTTCTGACTACATTGTATCCTTCTTCTTTTAGTCTGTTGTAGAAAGCAGACCAGTTTTCATCGAATGGATTCCATATAATCTTATCTTTCGGAAGATATTTTATAATGTGATCCACTGCATAATATGGTGTGTATAACTCATTATCTTCCTTATCTGATGTTAAATATCCAATATTTAATGCCAATATTTGTACCTAAGTGCTGCGCAGCTTACCCATGGTACTCTTATCCTTTCCTTAATTGTAATTATTTTGTTATATTCTCTTATTTGTCCTGAATATTGTATAATTTTCGTGACAAGCCAAGAAACCAAAAATTCTTGTTATTTTTTGTCCAAATAAACTATATTATCTACATTATAGTGAAACCCACCTATCTCTCCATTAAACCTACCTTTGACATACCACGCATAAGGACTGATACCTTCATTCATTTTCTCTGCAAGTTCATCAGCTTTTCTTTGATGTTCATCAGCTTCATTTTGCATAGATATTTTTTGAGAATCCCATATAAGATTTGGAATTGTATCTACACACTTTCTATACATCTCAGACTCTTTTATATATTCTCTTATCACTTTTGTCATTTTGGGAATATTGTCTTTTAATATTGGTTCATTGCTAAGTCCATATGGATATAGGATTAAAACACTTCTGTCTATACATTCCATAGATATTAATTCTTGTACACAAAACTTTGGTTCTATCAAATTATCACCTCCCAGATATTTATTCTCTTATTTCAAATAACTTTTCTACTGCTTTAACTCGCTTTGTATTGTCAATCGTTCTTTTGACTTCCTGTTGCCAAATACATTCCCATTCTGAAGGAGCTTCATGCTCACTGACTAAGACAATATTCCTCTCACTCATCTTCTCAGCCCAATTCCAAAATCTGTCATAATCAAAGTTCTTACTTGATCCATATTGTTTCGTACCCTTATATGGAATATCGCAATAAAATAAGCAATCGACTTTATCAGAATATAACTCTTCATAATCTCCACATTGGAATTGAATATCTTCTAACCTTGGAATCTGCTCTAACAAATTTCTCTTAGCTTCGTCATAATAATTTCTTTCAGTTCCAGCTTTTGTATGTACGATACCTGAGTAACCGCCATCAAAGAATCTGCCGTTATAACTTGAGAGAAAACCAACTGATCCAATATACCAATCAGGATATGTAGACAATCTTTTGTTAAAGCACTCTCTTACATCTGAATAGTGTTCTTTTGTAATAAATTCTGGGAGATTTTGAATCTGATTTAGATTCTTGAACATTTCAATAAGATATTTATGATTGTCAGAAGCGATTTTTGTGTCACACTGAACTTTGTCGATTACATTACAACCACCGCAAAATGGCTCTATGTATGTTTTGATATTATAATCTCGCAATCTTTCTTGAATAATCGGTAAAATATTATCAACTATACGAGACTTTGAACCCATATATTTCATAAATTACTTGGAGTAAGGAATTCCTTCTTGTGTACACGAACCTCGTCTCCTTTCATTATTTTTATTTTTAATAAAATGCTTCCGACATTGAATCTCCAAGTCTTACAAGATTCTCTACTTCCTTATCAGACATAGAATTGATTTCTTCAATCGAAAATGTTTCTTTGATTGCAAAATATGAATTATACCAATTTTCATCACAACCCATACTATTTCTTGCTGTTGTTAATACTGGTTTCTTAATATATTCTAATAATTTTTCTTTCTCAGTCATTACATACTCCTTTCATTGTATTGATTCTCCTAATCCGTTAATATCAAATGTATATACTGTCCTACATGACTGCCAAACTCTTCTTTTAAATCGTGACCACCAATCACAAGTACATCAATATGAAACCCTGTGATTGTCCATTCAGAATATCCAGTATAATGCCCTTGTGTTAGTAGATTTCCTGTAAGCATATAACTATCAAAGTTCATCTGTGCTTCTTCTAAGGTACATTTTTCATCAGAAAACCAACAGCATAGATTCGCATTTGAAATCATTGTGATTTTTTCACCAAGTCCTCTGTTTATATATGCATAATTGAAATAATTCATAATAGATTCTGTTATTGGTTTATAGTAATCATCAATTTCTTCAGCCAATCCTAAATTGCCTTCGCTATTGCGTCCTATCCAACCTTGTAATATTAATTCCATTTCGTTCACCTCTCTGTATTATTCTCTTAACTCAAATCTTCGCATGAAAGATTTCTTCTTGTTGTTTTTTATCTATTACAAATTTCTTCAAGCATACGCTTTACAACCCTCGCAGTTCCAACTTCAAAAATATCCTTGTCCTTTTCAAAACATATGTAATTTCTACCTGTATTCAAAGCTGCGACTGCAGTTGTACAACTTCCTGCACATGAATCAAGAACTAAATCTCCTGGATTAGTGTAGGTCTTAATAAAATACTCACACGCTTCAACAGGCTTTTGACACTGATGTAAGCTACTTTTCTGAGTATCCCACTTGAACTGCAGAAC